AGCAGCATGCGCCTGGATTGCTTTTTTAAGTTTTGCGGTTAGTTTCATCACATTAAACTCGACGCTGGAAAACCACCAAAGCGGATTTCATTGTTGCGAATACGACATGAGGACAGTCGACCAGAGCAGCGATCTAATGCAGGGTTGTCGGTCGGCTCATCCTTATCGGTAAACATGGCTGCACCTGTGTACTGGCACTCTTCACCGCGATAATCACCCATTGCACACCAGTGGCAGTAATTGGATATCTGCCGAACCGGAATCTTCAGTCCTTCAAAATCAATTGGGTTTGATAACTCAAATGTGACTGCCTGAGCGTTTTCCGAAGTCTTTTGCTCGATATACCAAAGCTGCTCTTTTGCTTCGTTTGAGGCAGATGTGTTGCCTGCGCTAAAGTTTTCAGCATCAAGATACTTGGCGAGTGTGGTAATGACTTTGAGCTTTGCGCCTGCAAAATCACCAAACTGTAAACAGTAAGCCGATACAGCGCCTTGAATGCCGCCAATATTATTTGCCATGCTGAATGTCGGAGCTGAAGCTTTGCCGTCAGAGCGCATTTCAAGCCCTGACACTTCTAATGCCATTGGTTCAAAAGTTTCGCCTTGCCAAATGATGTTGCGATACCATGTTTTTGATTCGGCGCTTTCAAACACTTCGCCAATTAATTGAGCCTCACCCCCAAGCAACCCGTCTGATCCGATATAGCTGTAAATACGCTCCCAGTCTTCATAAGATATATGGCCGTGAAAGCGCAAAATTCCCGCACCTAAGTTGCGAGCATCCAGTTCAAATAACGTAATCAGACCATCGATATACAGCTTCTGAAAATCACTGTTCAGGGTCATCTGTCACCTCAATTTCAGGTTGTGGCAACTCTTGCAATCGCAAGTCAATCCAACGACCATCAGGAATATCTAAAGGCGTTTCAGTATCAGCTACAATACGCCCTTTCTTGTTAAGCATGTAGTCATAGGTCTTAACACTAATGTCACCGTTTGCAAGTTGCTCATAAACCACTGCGACTAGCAGATTACCATTGGCATCTTTCGGAGTTTCGATATACCAGCCTTCTTGAGCAAAACCACTTGAGCCTTTTATCAGGTAATCACCTACTCCCAATTTTTCAAACGCAATTTCTTGTAGTTGTGCTTCATCATTCAGCTCAATCCTATCCGCAAAAAGCTTAACAATTGGTGAAGCGTTTTTAATAAATCCATTAGCATCTACTGTTGTGTTTGCAGATGTTCTGATTAGTGCGTATGTAGTTTGACGAGAGCCTATTGGAGCCGTCACGTCTACACTAGCGTGAAATAGCTTAGCTTCAAGCAAACCACCTACGACAGCATGAATTCTGTCACGTGCACTCCAGCTAAGCCCTTGCCCATAACCTACAAGAGCGTTATTATTAAAAGCGACCATTTGTGTAGGTTTTAATGAACTTGCGTCAATATCAACATAAGGGTCTGTGGACGCAAGTCTCCCTGTACCACCGAAACCAAAAGAACCAACCTCCATCACATTGCCCGCTTGAGTGCCTGTATTTTTAAAAGCAGCTGTACCCAGTTTATTTAAATTGACTCCATCGCCGAGATAGTTATAAATCTCATCATCATTCTCCTGTAATTTTGCTGAACCTGAACGGAACGTGTCACCACCTGCGCCAGTTGGTTCTGTGCCTGGATTAATTGTTTGCTTAGCCATAATTTACGCCCACAAAAAAGCCCTCTATTGAGGGCATAAAATTGATTGAAGTTAAGGTTTAAAGTCTTGAGTGAAAGTGGTGGAGATTGACCACATACCACCACCCAAGCTGATCGGCATATAATCCCCGGTCACTACGCGCACTTCACCATCCAGTGGCGAATCCCAAAGGAAGGAATCAGCACCCTTGTGTGCATCAAAAAAGGCCTTGATCTCTTGTATCAAAGCCTTATTGCCAGTCCTTTTGTATGCCCATGTGCCTGACCGGTTGTTAATCCCGACACTCGTTCGCTGTGTGTATCCGTCACCAAAACTAGACTGAAGGACTTTAAAGCTTGATGTTTGTGAGTTGCCATCTAGGTCATTGCACCAGGTGAATTTTTGATTGCTCATTTAGATAACAGGCCTCCTTGGCGTTGTTCTTGGCGAATGATAGTGCGGACAGCATTGCCAATCATCTGCCCGAGCTGCTTCTGATCCGATTGGTTAGATTGTGTTGTCACGCCTGAGTCGGTGACATGCACATTAATTTCTACGTTGCCGCCACCATTCTTCTGATTAGCAATCATGCCTTTCAAGTCAGCATTCGTTCGACTATCAACAACACGTTCGCCCTTATCTAAAAGCCATGTGCCTTCTTTCGGGATATTGTCAATACCATCGTGGGCCATGCCTTCGATGGTTTGACTAGCAATGATACCAACTGATGCGTAACCAATACCTCTAGTCATCATTGACATGAAACCAGTAGGATCAACCTTTAATGCAGCCGTAGCACCAAGCTCGGTATTGATAACTGCTTGACCAATAGCAATCATCTGCTGAGCTAAAAACATGGCTTTATAGGCAGCACTTGATTCACCTGCGCTATCTTTAACCATCTGAGTCATAGACCCCCAAACAGTGCCAGCTTGTGAAAGCAGGGAGCCGTACATGCTTAATTGATCATCACGCTGCATTTCTGCCAACTCCTTGGCTTGCATGTTGTAATCCACATCAATTGCGGCCATCGCATCCCGGTATTCTTGATGTGCCTCAAGCAAAGCATCATAACGCTCATCATCAGTCGAATAGGCATCACTGGTCATGATGTCCTGTTCAACCCTGACGCGCTCATTCTTCAAACCTAATTGAGAATTTGAGCGATCATTTTCCAGCGACCATCGATCATAGTCTTGCGGCGACATTGTGGCTTGAGCAAAGATTTCATCGACACCATACGAAAGGCCTTTAATGCTGTCTCGCATAGTTTGCTGTACATTTTGAGCATGGAAACGAGCTTTTTGAAGTTCGATTGCGTACTGCTCATCGAGAGCCTTGAGTTTTAATTGCTTCAGCTCGTCATTATATTTCCCTGATTCGCTGACAATAATTCGCTGAGTCTCGTAAAAATAATCGAGCTTCTGTTCTTCGGACCACTTAAAGGTATTAATTTCCTCAGTGATCTGGCGAAGATACATTTCCTCTTCATACTCATAACGGGCTTTTGCCTTGGCTAGATATTGAGATTCTTGTGGCCCGAAATTGGCTTCTTGGATTTCAGTTACTTGGCGCTTATAGTCTTCAGCGAATTTTGCAAAGTCATCCATGTAATCGTAGGAAATCTTTTTGCGCGCTTGTGCTTGCTGCTCTTTTAGGGTGTCGGTTGTTTTCTTCGTTGCTTTGGCTGCTTCATTTTGTTTCTTGATCCACTCATCAGAACCAGAGATAACCCCCTGCTGATTGTTCTGGATTTCTGCCATAGCTTCAACAGCTTCACTTGTGGTTTTGCTGAATATGTTGGTAATAGTATTGCCGATATCCTCGGCAACCTTGGCATTATCCTGCATAGCCATTTGAACGCCGCTGTTCTCATTGAATCGAGCATTTGCGGTTCCAAGAATAAGTGCTTTGCCAAACTTAACCCCTGGGAGCTTATCAGCCCAAGTTCCGTTCTCAGAGGTCTTGTCTACCATTTTTTTTGCGTTTACCGCATCGACTGCAAGACCTGCAATGGAGTTGGAAAGCATTTTGATAACTGCATAGACCCCCATACCCATTGCAGCCACACCCATAAACACATTCCCTAGAGTGGCACCTGCATCCGCCATCAAGTTTGTTTCGGTTGTGGCATCAGTTAAGGAGTCACCAACAGACACCAAGGCAGGCATTAAGCCTTGAATGAATTGGTTCTTCGCCCCTTTAACCTGTAAATCTAGCAATTTCATCTGAACCGAAAGCTCATTAGCCTTCTTGATTGCCGACTCATCCATAATCACGCCGGCGCGTTCAGCAGCGTCGGCCCAGAATTTGAAGCCTTCACCACCATTTTTTAATAATGGAATTAAGTTGGTCGTATCGGATGCCATGCTCTCCAAATAGAAAGACATTTGTTGCTGGGTAACACCCGCCTCTTCAAGTTTATCTACATAGAGTTGAAGCGCTTTAGGGCCAGAAAGATTCTGCATTTCAAGCGCTAATTTTCTTGCGCCTTCTGCTGATCCCTCTGTTTTGGTAGCAATTTGCTCAAAGAAATCAACAGCACCACCAGAACCAATGGTGATGAACTCACCTAACTTTTCATTAAAGTCCTTTAACTGGTCAGATAACTTTTCCGAGCTGATACCCATGGTCTCAGCACCCACAGCCATCTTTTGAAATTCTTGTGTTGTTGTGTTTGAAATAGAGGCGAAAGTTTGCAGTTCACGCGCAGCATTTGCGTATTCGCTTGCCATAGCAAGTACGCCAGCACCTACAGCAGCAGCTCCCGAAACAGCTATAGCACCATAAGTCAAAACACTTTTCTTCATTGCATCAAAGCTGATTTTGGTTTGCTTTTCTGCTGTTTTAATTGGTGCTGTAAAACCAGCGGTTCTGGTGACCAGATCAAGTGTTAAGGTTCCTAACTTAGTGCTCATATAAACCTCTAGGCAATAAAAAACCCCGCTTTCGCGAGGTTGTGTGTTTCAAATATTACTACTTCATGGACTCTAAACACTTTAAGTGCACATCATTTGCAAAATCCACTCTTTGTCTATCTCTAAAAGATTGGTCGGTAAATACAGGCTGCTTGTACGCCTCCATAACAATATCCTTAAGGAGCTGCTTGGAGCCACTAGGCACATTCGCCATTGTATCCACTTCCTTAAACACATCATCCATTAACGCGTTTGATTGGTGGTAGTTCATAGCTTGTTCGGAAAATTTAGCCAGATTCGCACAAGCTTCCTGCCCTTGCGCAGTGGCACCAGCATCTTGAACTTTATCCCTACTGCATGAGGCAAGGCTTACAACAACCAAACACAACAATAATTTATTCACATCAACACCCTAGAGAAGATCATTAACATTGTTGACTGCAAGCTTAACACCATAGCTACCCTCACCATCAGCGTCAAACCACCCACCATCTATGACTGCTGGAACAGTTTTGTTTACCACCTTGCCGGATAGTTTGGCTGCTTCACTCTTGCTTAGATAACCAACAGTCAAGCCATTAATTTCAACTTTAACGGCATTCTTATCATACTGATTAAATGGCTCTGAACTGACTTTTGCCTGACATTCAAAAAACTTCGATTCTTCTTCTTTGGGGCCGGCTATCTTTTTTAAGTTATTTTGATAGGACTGTTCACCCACAATGTTGTAAGCGTATGAAGTGTTGTTTGGGGTTGGATTTACACTTGTTTCATTTGCTGCCTTTTTGACTTTCAAGACATACCAAATAACCACACCAACAATTATTGCTATTACTATTTCCATACCTTACCCCAAATATTTGTTATTCAGGACAAGATACTAATTATTAGGTGAAAAAGAAACCAACCTAAGCTGATTTCTTCTTGATGGCTTGCATGCGTTGCTCTTCAAAGGTTAGCTCTGGAATTTTTTCATGCGGCATAAATACGCGAGCATCAACACGCTTGTCCTCTTCAACCTTGCCATTGAAATAAAGCGCGTATAAGTTACCCGCGCCCTGCTCTATGCGTCGGCCCATGTTAAATGAGCCGTATTTATTGCGATATGCCTGCCAGACCCTTAGTTCTTTTGGAGTGATTTTCTTTTTGGCTTGCTCAATGGTTCTTCCACCGATTCCGTTGAGGACGAGTTCACACCAGAGTTCGTGCTCTTCAACTTCAATTTGTTCTTTCCCAAAAAATCATTCACTTCATTCGAAGCATCATGAATTGCACCAATAATGGCTGGGTGAAGGTTTCCAACTTCTTCAATCGTAGAGCACAGTGGCTTCTTCGTATCAGCATTAAAGACTGTAAGTAAAACCCGTCGCTTCACAACATCCGCGACAGTGATTTTTTCAGGATCTTCACCTTTAAACATATTCGTCACTTCATCGTAACTTAATGCTTTAACCAAAATATCTACTTCAAACTCCTCATTATTAATAATGAATTTCGAAGACTTTGGGGATAGGTCGGATAAGGCTGTGCTCGAGAGCGCAAGAAGTGCAGATGTATTTAATTTTTTCATGGTGTAGTCACCTTAAATACATCCAGTACTTCAGTCTGGCGCTTCATTGGCACAGTATGGTTTACCAAAGAATCCGCATCAAATACGGGCGAACCTTTACGCAGGATTGCGCGGAAAGATGACCATGTACGATCTTCTGGAAGAGTCACAACACTGCCGGTAATTGTAGGAGGTGCATCACCGTCTGACCAGCCCACATATACACCAACCTCCGCACGCTCAGCAGCCAACTGCAGTAAAGTCATGTGAGTTGCATTTTTAGGATCAGTATCAATCTGGATCGAACCTTCACCAGGTGTGGTTAAACCCCAATCCGAAGTCGCAGTGGTTTCTTCTTCCAAGCAAGTTGTATTGATTTCTGTGGTACTGTCATCGCCAAGCGCTAAGGCTTTAACGCAATCCATTTTTGTGAGTGTTGGAGTATCGCCATGTAAAATCCATACATGCGTACCCTGAGATAAAACACCTTTCTTCGCCATGAGTAGCTACTCCTCAATTTTAGGCATAAAAAAAGCACCCGGTTGGGTGCTATGTGGAAAATT